CATTCGGTAAATTTGCTTTCTACCGCATTATAGGGATCAAGCTCACCATCAATCGCAGTTTGAACAGTATCGGCCAGCCTTCCCTTTGACGTGGCAATATATCTAGCATTAAAAGCTTCAGTGTACTCATCCATAAACTTGTCAAGCTCTTTACCTTCCGGGTTTGCTCCGACTTCTTCTACCGCTGCGTCAAATACAACTTTACCATAAGTATTTATTACTGGTTTTGAGCGCTTATTAATTTCACCATATTTTTTTTTGTAAAAATCTTCTAAAAATTCATTAAAATCAGATATATTGGCACTTCTCTTTTTAAACATTGATTTAGCTGCTTTTAATATATTTGTTTTTTCAAGCTTTATAATCCTTCCGGTGGTTTCTTCAAAAAGACCCCTATAACTATTTGCAATCCTTGATTTTAGGGTTGCACTTCTATATGCTCTTATTTCTAATTTTCTACTGTTCTTTGATTCCGGTATAGCTTCAGGTAATGGCACACTTACTTTTTTTATATCAATCATATTAAGAGGCATCCATTTAATATCATCTTCTGGGCCACTTACATTTATATTTTCAAGTCTATAAATCATTCTATTATTAAGCCATCCCCATTGTTTGCCTATTGCATAAGCCTCATATCTTGTTTTTATATCCCCCCTATACAAACCATCAAGTAAATGTTCAATAAAATACGTTTTTCTTTCTGCTTGTGCTATTAACTTAATGGACATTGCATTTTCTATGCGTTTACACCACGGCATTAATGTATAAATCACATGTTCTATCTCAAGATGCTCAATATTATTTAATGTCGCACGTTTCAAATCCTTTATAAGATGAGGAGAAACATTAAATATCATTGCAGATTCTTCTTTTTGAAATCTCCGGCTTTCAATATATTGTGCATCATTTGGAGGTATCATATTTTGCTTATATGTCATACCTTCTTCCAAAATCATCAGTTTATGTGCATTGGATATACCCTGATATTTTTCTTTTATTGCTGCTGTAAGATTTGCATGTGCTTTGGATCCTAAGGTCTTTGGATGTTCTATGAATCCTCCAAATGTTGCTCCCTGACCAAAAAACCTTGCTCCAAATTCCTCCAATGCCAATCCAAGACCGATTGCTTCCCTTGCAAGACTTATAAGGGATTTACCGACAAGGCCATCAAAACTCATCCCTGGTATATGCAGTATATATTCATTGGGAATTATGATTTTAGTATTATCGGGTAGTTTATACCTATAAATCAAAAGCCCCTTTTCTCTGCCTACTTCCATATTCCAGGGAAGCAAAGGCCATAGGGCAATTACATCCTGACCTTTATTCTTTATTATATTGGAATAGGAATTACCCCAAAATAGAAGATGCAGAATCATCATTTCCCTAAAATTAAAAGCAGACATTTCACTATTGGGCTGCATATGCAAAACATCAAAGAGGGGGTGGTCCACTGCCCTTTCTTTTGCATCTTCGGGTAACCTCTTATAAGTAAGTAGTGGTACACTTGCAATACCCTCCGATATAATCCTTGCACATGCAAGTACTGCCGAATATTTAACTGCACTTTCAGGATTTATTTTTATACTTGAGGCTGTGTCAAAACCCCCATAACCTTTTCCCCTTAACCAATCCTGTATCCATTGCTGATTATCAAAACTTCTTTTTTCAAAGAGCCTAGTTAAAATTCCCATATTACCTCATCCCTAAATAGATTAAACCTAAAGCTATTACGATAAAAGCAGCCGGAGGATAAATCAGCCATATCCCATAAAATAATCCACCCGCTCCAAGAAGTAATACAAAATCCTTAAGTCCAAATTTATCTTTAAATTTACTTTTAGTATTATTTTTAAATCTACTAAATTTACCCAATAGTTATAATTCCCCTGTCTTCATAAATAGAACGTGTATTCTCATTTACCATTGCTCTTGAGATTGCCATAATTAGACTTATTATGCCGTCTATCTTTTCAATTGACTTTTCTTTATCGGGTTTCATATTATCGTTTGAATCATGCTTTATCATGATATTATCAAACATCCACCTAAGAACAGGATTGCCCCCGTGGTGTATTTTCTTTTGCAATATTAGAGCTTCAAGTTGCTTGGTGGGTGCTGACATTGAAGCAAAACCCTGTCTAACTTCCACCATTGTCATCCCACTTTCAGCTAAACGCTGTGTAAGCATAGTAGCGTTCCAGGGATCATAAGCTATTTCTTCTATTTCATAATCTTTAGCTAACTTGTCAATCGTATCCTCAATAAACTGGTAGTCTATGACATTGCCGGGTGTAGTGATTATAAATCCCTGTTTTATCCACTGATCGTAAGGAACTTTATCTTTTTTTACTCTCTGCTCAATATTGTCAGCAGGTATAAAAAATAATGGTACTATCTTATAAATACCATCAATGGGGAAGACCAAAACAAAAGCTGATATATCCATTGTGCTTGACAGGTCTAAACCGCCATAGCATAATTTTCCCTTAAGTTCATTTAAATTAACTTCCCCTATGGAAGCATCCCACTTGCCAAGACCCATCCAGCGAGTTTCCTGTGAGGTCCACTGGCACAGCCGGAGCCTTCTAAAAAGATTTATCTTGGCCGGCATCTCTTTTGCTTCCTTGTAAGCATCCCTTAACCTATCAATATCAAGTATATGGTCTAAGCTCGGATTTACTTTTCTCCAATTATTTTCATCTTCCCAATTAGCTTTCTCCTCTAAACTATAAATCATTGAATAAAAATGCTTGTCTTTTACAATGTGGTTTCTGACCTTTAAGGCATAATCCCTTAACTCGTAGCAGATTGAGTTTCTATCATATCCTGCTGTGGTAATTGCAAAAATTAAAGGCTGTTCCCTCGCATCTCCGGCACCCTCGGTCAGTACATCCCATAATTCCCTATTTGGTTGTGCATGGAGTTCATCAAAGATTATCCCGTGAGTATTAAAGCCATGCTTTGTCTTTACATCTGCTGAAAGTACCTGGTAGAAACTGCCTGTCTTGTAAAAGACAATACGTTTCCTGCTGTCTATGATATTACATTGTCTTGATAGGGCAGAGCTATTTCTGACCATTTGTGCAGCTACATTAAAAACAATGGAAGCCTGTTCTCTGTCGGCTGCTGCCGAATAGATTTCAGCTCCCATTTCTTCATCCATAAACAGCAGATATAATGCTATTGCTGCACCGAGTTCAGATTTTCCATTCTTTTTAGGTACTTCCACATAGCATTTCCTATATATACGGTTACCATTCTCATCGATAGTGCCAAAAAGCTTTTTTATTAAGATTCGTTGCCATTTTAAAAGGACAAAAGGCTTTCCGGCCCACTTTCCCTTAGTGTGTGATAATAGGTTTATAAAATCAATTGCGTGTTGTGCTCTTTTTGCATCATACATTAATTTTTGTTTGTTCTAACCGATTTAAGCAGTTTTTCCATTGGATCATCATCTTCTTTTTTCTTAGGCACTTTTATTCTGCTTCTTGACGATGGAGTAAGGCCAAATTCAACTGCACATGCTTTTATAATCTTTGCTGCCTCCCTTGCTATAGCAACTGCTGGATTTGCTTTATCTCCACCTCTTGTTTTTGCAATATGGCCATTTTCCCTTATGTCCTCTGTGGCCCATACGAAAAGAGAGTAATTGACACAGTAAAGCTCTAAAATAGACCTATCAACATTAGTGAGTAACCCTAAATCATATAATTGAGGCACTATCCTATCCCATTCCCGTTTAGCGGTACGGTCTTTTCTGATATAGTGTGGACAATTGGGTATTTCTATATCTGGGGTAGGTTCATTGTCATTTAGCGGTCTTTTACCTGGATTTCCTTCTAAAATCTTTAAAACTGTAGGTTTTGGCTTTCTACCTGACATTTTTATCCTCTGGTTCTATAATTACTCTAAAAGATTGATTTGTGAGTAATTGTAGCTTTAATATTGACATCATTTCACTTTGTGATACTTCAAATTGTATTCTTGCACCATTACCATCACCCGAAATCTTTATAGCAGACTGAATTGGTGATAAT